CATTTCGCAAATCACTGACTTGCAGAACCAGTTGAATGGGAAATCATCCACATCCCACAACCACGATGGAAGATATTTGAAAAATATTAGAGTAATAAATTTATCAGACTGCCAAAAAAGTACAATCAATTATGAGACAAGATATACACTCCCCTCAATGAGTATAGGAGAAATTATTTATCTCATTATGGAAGGTGATACTAACTCCTCTAGATTATTATACGCTAAGGAGTCTGGTTCATATATGGTTCTTCTGGCAGATAGGTTTTCATATAATAGTGGTGCCGGCTTAGGGAATATATCTTTTAAAGTAGATACAGTATCGTTGTCCTTAATAAAAAATAATACCTATCTTGGGGAGACTGTATACTCACCTGCTTTTTACCCATTGATTACAAGAATATCTTAATCCATATTTTATTGCTTAAGCCATCCTTATTAAAAGCATATTGCACCAGATACCATCTCTATAAGTAAGAATAGGATTAGAATTAGATGTCACAGTTTTCATATATCCTGAATAAAAATTTCCTTCAGATACGGATGTTCCCCATAACGCAAAATATGTCCCATTATCTTTTACAAAGACTCTGCCTGTATAAGCCTCACGTTCATATAACTCTTGGTATACATAAACCGTTTCTCCAACTGCAATAGATGGAAATGTGTAGTTTATATACCCGCTACCCTCTGTTTTTGTGAGAGTCACTACTCTAATATTTTTCAAATATCTTCCATCGTGGTTGTGGGCATTCCATTTTAGAATACCCACTAGACCAGATTATTTGCATAGAGCCTTTTGCCTTATTTTCTTCCAAGCCTTTTCCATGTCCGAGTATCTGCCACGGGCACACTTGTACAAGTCGTTCTTTCTCTTTTCTGACTTGGTCAGCTTGATATCCCTGTTCACGCTGTCTATTTTGCGAATCGACTTGATTAGCTCCTTGTCGTTAATCATCTATCCCTCCTTGTTCGTCTAGTCCATTTTGTAAATCATCCATAAAGTCCATTTGTCCATACATTGTTCGTTTCTTGTCTGCCCTGAACTTCTTAAATTCTCGTTTGTACTCATACGATGCATTGAACATGTTTATGCAAGCCTTATACAACTTTGGTTCGAACATCTTTGTCCTTTCCAAATTGTCCTCAATATCATAGGCGAATGGGCATCCCACGCATCCTGTTCTTGTGAATCCGTATTTCTCATAGCAATCGCTATGCCTGATGTCGAATTTCTCCTCATAGTATTTCTTGTCATTGTCATGCCACCAGAACAAAGGCATATACTTATCCGCGCTATTGTCATTGGAATCCACAAAGCAGGATTTATAAGCCATTGCCCTTACACCTCCCTCTGACTTTCTTATCCCTGTGCATACCAAATCGCATTGGGTTTCCTTTGCTAATCGCTTTGCTGGATGCTTCTTGGCATATGTACAGCATTTTGCTGAGATTCTGAATTGGGGGGGGGGATGATACGAGAAACTCCTTAAGCATTGGGTAGTAAGCAATGTTGTTCATGCATGTGTAGAACTTGTCATCAGTCCCATAGAGATTGCACCACCATTTTAGATAGGAATTTAAATTCTTGCCTTTATACTCCTCTAGAAGCTCCTCGTATGGCTTGTCTTCAAACTTGAAGCCAGCTTTTTGCAAAGGTTCAATCATCCCTGAAACATACTTGGTGAGAAAAGGGATACCATACTCATGGATACACTGTGGTATCGGTTTCTCTGCTTTAATCCTGTCTATCTTAATCTTGTATTTGGTTTCGAGGTAATCAAGGTGTTTTAACGTTGCTTGGTACTCAACACCTGTGTTGAAGAATACATAGTGAAGCTCGTTTTTTTCTGTTTTGACCTTTTCTATGATATCTAGCATACAATCGCTGTCTGCACCGCCTGATATAGCGACTTGAATCCTCTTATGTGTATCAAGGATTGCATTGGCTCTCAAAAAGCTTTTAGCAACCTGTTCATTGTCGATGCTGTATATCAAATCCTTGTCTATCATCTAATGCTCCTTTCTGTTGCCATAGTTGAAATTCTTCCTTGCAGGCATTGGCTCTATCGCTTGCCTTGGGGTTGGCTCTTTCTTCTGCTTGCATCCAACAGCTGGACGCTCGTAGAACCGCTCCTTGAGTGTGCCGTTTGCCAGCTCGAACACTCGGCACCTCACTCTTCCATTGTCCTCTGATTGCTTCCAAATGCAGTTATCGCAGTTCATAGCCCCCTCCTTACTCCGCCCAGTAGTCATAGAAGTAGGCATATGGGGCTTTGGAATCTTTCTCTACTCCTACTATGATTTGCATATCGAGAAGCTCCGAGATTTCATAGATTTCCTCTAGCGATGCTTCTATGAAGTAGTCCCTGCCTTTCTTCTCAATCTTGTATCCGTTTCTTTTCAGCGTTGCGATGTACGATGGAAGCTGTCCCAGTTCCACAAATGGCGTCTCTGATAATGCCGATAACCTTACTCTCATATGTTCCTCTCGAATTTCATTAAATATGTCTTTACTTCTTCCAGTGTTGGCTTTCTGGTAAGCGTCAAAGACGCAATCCTTAAGCCGTTTCGCTTGTCGTATATAGTCATGTTCCAAGCTCCATCTATGGTCTCAATCGGACCCAGCAGGCAGGCGCTTGTTCGGTTTGGATGCTCTATTGTCACATAGATTAAGTCCCCATCAATCTCATCAATCTCATCAATCTCATCAAGCTCGGAAAGCTCAACTATATCCCCAGCCTTTGCGTCCTTTTTGAATTCCTCGTATAGTTCTTTGGCTTTCATCAGTCCTCCTCCTTGTATCTCTTAAGAAGTATCTTCATGCTCTTAATGCTAATTGGTATCTTGGAGCAAAATCCGTATAGGTAATCTCCATCGTTTGTATACATCATGTTTGACCATAGGAAGTGTTCGGGGAATCCTATCTCATCAATGGTAAATACTCCTAGGTCAGGTATATCTATACATATCATCGTACCATTGATAAGAGATACATCTATCCCCTCCTCCGCCTTTGCTTTGTAGTGCTTGTATAGTCTTTTAAGTGTCATCCCTATTCCTCCTTAAGAAAGATTCTACTTGCTCAAGCGATGGAGGCTCTTTGAAATACTCCAGATGCATCTTGAATCCACCTTTTGCAGTGCTATCGATAGACATTGCCCATGTGCCATCATCCATTTGCTCCACTATGGTGCTTGGGCTTGCGAATAGTCTTACCATAATGTATTCCATGCCCAAGTCGCTATAGCTTGCGTACAGCACATCCATATCATGCGCTTGCCTGAGATACTCAATTGCCAGTTCCCTAGTTGTCATCCTCTATTCCTCCATTTGCCCTTGTTCATTTTGAAAGTCCCCATATTATGACGCCGTACAACAAGTTAAGCCCTATCATAGCCAAACCATAGTCACGGTCGCATCTGAATAACACTACAAGCCCTGATATCAACCCTATAGCGATTATCGCCATCGCAATAATCTTCAAGAGTGTTTCTTTCATAACCCCGTACCCTCATAGAACCCATACTTCTGCATCAGAACGAGCGTTTCATCAGTTGTGGGCAACTTGTCTCTTGTCTCTTGGAACAATGTAGTATCATGGTGGCAATCTCCCGCTTTGTAGGTGTTGATTTGAACTATTACTTTTTCGATGGTTATATAGAAGAATCTTATCTCCAGATTAGTCCCATTATGATTGCGAGATATCGACATCCCGCGGGAAGCTAGAAAGAACTGCATGTCATCGGTCACAGCTCTTTCCAACAACTCTTTTGCAAACTTCTTAAACTCTGTCATCTTTCTATTCCTCCTCGATTCTTTGTGCCTTGTCTGGCGCTTCCTCATAGTTCTCGCATCCATCCGAGTATGCCCCAACTACCGTATATGGCTTCTTAAATGTGCAAGCACCGTGCTCGTCATCTATCTCGTAGAAGTACTTGCACACCTTGCACCAGCCAATCTCGTCCTCGTCCGTCAAGAGCTTTATCTCGAAGTCGTGGCAATAAGGACAAAGCTCCACATCCGCATGCCCATCTGGGTCTGGACCTCCCATGTAGTAGGTCTCTCTGTTCTCGATATCAGGCTCTTCAAACCTCTTTCCACACATCTCGCAGTAATACATCTATTTCTCCTCCCTTTCCTCGAATTGGTCGCAACTGTTGTTCTCACCGACTGGCGAGTATGGCGCTCCATTCCTCACGATGTGCCTCTCTCTGTCGTAGTACTCCGCTGGCACAATGTAGGCAGAGCAGTAGCCGTTCATGTGGCAATGTGGCTTTGAGAGCACCACATAATGCTTGCAGTTCTTGCATGCTCTCATAGTGTCAGCTCCCTTTTCAAAGCCTTGTTTGCATAGAGCTTTGAAATCCATCTCTTCTTGTCCTGCTCTGTCAGAAAGCAGACGCTCCCATTGTCATCCTCTGCAATAGGTGCTTCATATGCTATCCCATTGTGACCTTTGACATTGAGTTGCGATGGATATACAGGAATCCTCTTGTAGAACTCGATGCGTGAATCAGACACATCGTAAACCTTGTTCCCTCTCCTCATCTCTTTTCTCCTATGCTTATATACTACCACATATATACTATATGGTCAATAGAAATATTAAGGATTATTCAAATAAAAAAGAGCACTGCTTTTTGGGCAATGCTCTAGGATGTTGCATATATTGATACCATCAAGGCAATCAAACAGATTAGAACTCCCAGCCGATACCAGCCTTGATTTCGAGGTTCTTGTTCCAAGAGTTGTCGAAATCAAAGAAGTATCCAGCTCCGATTTGGGTTGTCACGTGACCGAATCTGGCACCGATTACTCCCTCTACCCCCCATGTTGGGTCTAGGACGTCTTTAACCATTGCGTTGACTTGGACAAACGGTGTTGCGAACTTGTATTTCTCAGCCTTTGCGAAAGCCTTGTCATAGTCGGCTCTTAAGGACTCGTAGTTGCCCTTAAGCTCTGCATACTCGGCATCTGCCACAGTTGCATAATCCTTTACGGCTTGGAGAGCGTCCTCAAACTTGCTTTCCTTTACCTTGTTCTCTTTCAATGTCTCCTCTAAGAGATTCAATCTGTCGCTCAAGTTGTCTGTTGCTTCTGTTGAAGTCTCTGAGGGCAAGCTCGGCTCTTCTGATGCTTCTGTCTCTGGCTCGACCGATGGCGTCTCGCTTTCCTCCAACACTGGGGTAGTTTCTACCGTTTCCACTGTTTCCACCGCTGGCTTTTTCTCTTTTGGAGAAAACCAAGCAAAAAGCGGAGATGACAACAGAACCAAACACACCAACAATCCACATAAATATTTTTTTGAACACATCGCTATACCTCCATATTTTTATCATCATGCTCATTATCGATAACTCTATCAATGTATGCTCCGATTGTAGCCTTTCCCTCTGGAGTATCGCATTCGGCATAAGAAACTGCCTTGCCATCCTGCTCGCATATTGGCTTATCGAGTTCAAGAGCACCATCAAGTTTGTTATCACTAAGCTGATATCTAAGAGACTCTTCCAAGATTGTCTTCTTCTCTTCCTTTGCAAGTCTGGACAATCTCCTTGTGAGACGCTTCCATGTCTTTTGGAGCCTTTCCTCCTCCCCGCATTCGCCATTTTCCTTGACGCAAAGAAACAGAAGGGCTGTTGCTCCCATTCCTGCCAGCGATGTGCAAGTCAATGTCAATGTGGTAGTGAAAGTCCCTATTGTGAAGAACACAATGAAGAATGCCAGCATAATCTGGTTGAAGATGAAGTACTCATCATACTTCCTTGCGTAGCTGAAGAATCTTCTAACCCACATCCCCGACAGTATGACAGCCAATGCTACATAAGCGGATACTGCCAGTGTGAGACTGATTGCGAAATACAAGACAAGAAACAATACCAAGCCTGCCCCAGCAAGGGAGAGGTCTATTATGTTCTTTGTCCTTGAGCTGATTGCTTTCATTAGTCTTCCTCCTTTTTCTCGGTAGCCTTTCTCACTCCCTTGATTGCCCCATGTGCAGTGTCATAGATTGCAATAGAGATGAATGAAAGGGAAATCCCATTGCCTACAATGTACCTGAAGAGCTCCAAGGCGATGAACTCTTGCCCCTCGGCGACTCCAGTCAGATAGCCAACAATGCCACAAAGGATAAGGGACAATGCTGTTATCACAACTGGGATTGGTATGCAATCCTTTATCTTGACTGCCCATCCATGCTTTGGTGTCCATCCCTTGTACAGAATCCCAAATGCATTGACAACCAAGAAGAAAGGCAACACGTTGGAATCTAGAAATCCAAAAATGTTCATATTTCCTCCTATTGGAATAATGTTCCTACCGCTGGGAATACAATCCCAGCTATAGTTCCGAATATCGCTATAAGTACCTTGATGTGCTTGGAATCAAAGGATGAGTTAAGCGTGTTCCTCTCAATCCTTGCAAGCGTAACTTCCATCTTGTCGATTCTTTTATCCAAATCGTCAATCTTTCGTGAAAGCTTGTCATCAAGCTCTGTTATCCTCTTATGTGCAGATGAAAGCTTGTCATCAAGCTCCGAGTACCTAGCATGGTTATCCTGTGCCAATGCTAGAGCCTTGTTAGCCAAGTCCAATGCTATCTTTGAATCGATGACTGCTTGTTTTATATCATCATCCATATATGCACACTCCTTAATAGCATAATGATAACTTCTTGCAAGATAAGCGTAAACCATAATGGATAGGAGCAAACAAAAAGCCCCAGCTGTTACACTGGGACAAGAGAAAAGAAAATATACACCCCCACAGCCCGAACGTAGGAGAGATTTAAGAGTTAGAATGGAATGCCATCGGAGTAGGCGTCCATGTTGGAAGTATCAGTAGCCGTATAAGTCCTTTGCTCTTTCTTCTCCACAGCCATCTGTGGCTTCCTGTCGATAGAGCCTATATACAAGCCATAAGGCGAGAATACCTTGACATCGATAGTCGCATAGAACTTGCCATCCTTGCCTTGATAGGCTCTGGCATCTATCGCTCCCTGCCCGATGATAACCATGTTCTCTGTTATTGGCGGGCACTTGTTGTCCTTGTCATAGATGGATAGGGACATTGGGATATACTTCACAGCCCTTTGCCCGTTCTCCTCTCTCATGGTCTGGTAAGAGCCCCTTACATTAACCCATTGCCCTTTCCTTTCGGATGAGTATACATAGCATTCAAATAACCAATTGTTCAACATTATTGAGTCTCCTTGTTCTAGTTTCTTGTTTTTTAGTAACTCCCTAACAAAATCTTGGGTGGAAAAAATGCAAAAGTAATTTTCTTGTTAGGAAGTTGCTAAAAACCATAGATGGAGACATGTCAGAAGAAATGTCGAAATAGGAATGAGTCCCCACCTATGGAAAAATCAATCAATCTTTCTTTAGGTACTTGTCCGCTACCTTTGCCACGGTCTCTGCTGTGGATGCAAACAGCCAGCACATAGCCCCGCTCAAGACACCGCCTACAATGTAGACGACTCCAATCATATCAGCTACTGACAGGCTCATAAGACCAGCTATCACGAAGATAACCATTGTAGCTACTGCGAATACCTTTACGAATAATGACATATTCTTTTCTCCTTTGTGATTATATACTACCATATATATAGACATATTGTCAACAACTTGCACACATTTTCAAGGGATTTTTCATCTCCCTTGCATCGTGCTGGATTCCAACAAGATTGTTCAATCCTCTTACGCTAGAGCCATCGACATACAAGAGGTTCTGGCTTGTCATCTCCCTTATCCTATCCACCGATTGTGGCATGTATCCACGCTGTAGAAGTTGCTGGAATGAGTAGTTGGAGGTAAAGCATGTAATCTTGTTTGCCTTGTTCCTTTCGTCCAACAGGTCTTTCAGGATTGCATTCTTCCTAGTGTCCTCCGAGTAGCTGGTAAGCGATTGGATTCCTATATCGTCAATCAGGAGCACATTGCATTTGAGGAAGAAGTCATAGACGCATGATTGGGTATCCCAGTTGTTGATGTATATGTCCCAGATGTTCTCTACAGTTGTGCAACATGCATATACATCGTTCTTAATAAGGAAGTTGTACACGCAGGATAAGAGCGATGTCTTGCATCTTCCTACCTGCGAGAAGAGATAGAATCCCTTGATATCCATCAAATCCTTTGATACGAAATCGTTGCACCATCTCTTCAGGAAAGAGATAGCCATGTCCACTGAATCGTCTTTCAAGAGCTTATAGAATGGGTCTTCAAATGTGTTCGAGAGCCATTCCTCCTTGATAGGTCTTCTAGTCGATTGCAATGTAGCAATCCTTGAGCCCTCTATGTAGTTGATACCTTTCTTCAATTCCTCTAGCTTCATTTTCTTTTCTCCTCTTCTTCTCTCTTAGAATATCTTGGCGCCCATGGCTATCAGCTCTTCACGGGTCAAATCGCCTGCGGTCTTTGAATGCTCCGTCTTATTAGGCTTGTCTGTCTTGTCCCATCGCTTGCTGTTGGATTCGAACATTCTGAATCGGGCTTTCCAGTCTTTCATCTTTTGCTTGCCAATCATCCAATCGCAAGCCTCGCAATAATCGTAGAAGTAGTTAGGGTCTACACTGCTGTTCCTTTCCAAGGCATATTGCTTAATTTCCTCGATTGTCGGTTTCTGGAAACGCTTTGCCTTATTTGTCTTATTTGGCTTGTCAGAAAGATAATCACCATCACTACTGCTATTTTCTTTTGATATATATAAAGCGTTAGATTTATATATATCTTTCTTTATACTAGTATTATTAATATTATTATTATCTATAGTATTATTATCCGATGACGTTTCGTCATACCCCTTATGACGTTTCGTCATATCCCCCGATGACGTTTCGTCATACCCTATGACGTTTGGATTAAATGAATAATAGCAGAATTTAACTCCACCAATATTGTTTTCTCTTTTAATAATGACATCCTTTTCTACTAATCTTTTTAGTAGCCTCAACGCATTCTCTTTGGCGATACCACACCAATCTGCTATGTATTGAGCTGTTCCCATAAACTCTGTCTTACCATCTTGCGAGAAACCATAAATCACAGCGTATGCTATGAGTTCGTTACCGCTTAACCCAAGCTTTGTTCTCATCCAGCCTTGAATTGTTATGTAATTCTTATCTAGCATAGTTACTCCTATGTATATAGGTATACACCTATAATATAGAATAGTCAATAGTATTTCTTTCTCACATTTGACGGGACATTGTAAGCGTTGACGGTATTTGCTTGTTCCGAGATTCTTTCTACAAGATTGTGCTCCACAAGCCAATCGAGAGTCCTTTGGATTGTCCTTTTGGCAACTCCTGTCCTGCTTGCCAAGGATGAAAGGGATTCCTTGTAGGGAGCAAGCTCCGAGTTCTGGTAGATGATTGCGAAGAGCTCTTTCTTGATTCCAAAGAGCTTGAGTTCCGTTGTGTACCAATCATAGATTAGCGTATGCATAGTTCCTCCAAAAAAAGAATAGGTTAACCATTGCTGGCTAACCTATAGTTCAAGAGGTCTACAAGAAAGTTTTTTAGGAGAAAAAACCTTAAATGTGAAGAATCAGTAATCAATTGTAATATACCATTGAACTATAGGTATTGCAATAGTTTTATGTAGTAAATTTTACCATAGAATCGAGAATTTGTTAACATTGTTGCATCTAAGCAAGATATGCTATACCATATACCTATGAAGTATTTTGCAATCAACAAGAAGTTCGCATCGCTCTACAGGGCTTGCTTTATCAAGCAGTCAGGGAAGTCATTGAATGAGAAGAAGAACTATGTCTTGTACATCGCAGACAAGAGCAATCCAGATATCGCTCTGGATAGGGTAGACTACAAGGGGCTAAGCCAGACGGGGCTCTTGATTACCGTTTACGTGGAATTCATGGAGGAGACCAATCTAGAAGTCGTCTTCCGATACAACAAGGAGGATGAGCTGTTCGAGAACAACGGCTTGATTCTTATCGTAAGGGAGGATGGGAGATGAGAGACAAGAAGCCTTTGTCGCTATACACTGTGTCTATGTTCAGGCATCCCAAGGATGAGTACTATGACATAATGCGCACGCCGATAGAGTATTGCGACAGGAAAGGGATTCTGGTATGGGGCTATGTCCAACCCACATATGTATCCGATGACAAGAGGCTGATGGAGCTTGAGGTCATGTTCTGTCGCAGATACAGATGCAGGCTGGTATTCAGATGGAATCCAAAGAAGCAGGAGTACGAGAATGGGGACTTCTACCTAGAGAAGACCGTCTACTATAAGACGAAAGAGCAAAAGCAGGCTGATAGAAAAGGCATGACAGGAGGTATCGATTATGGCATTGAGCGAAGCAAAGAAGAGAGCGATTCTTAAATACAAGTCAAAGAATGCTGTCAAGAAGCAAATCTTCTTCTATGGGGATACGGGCAAGGAGCTGGTGAAGCTCTACATGGACTACATCAAAGACCAGCATTCGAGCTTTGCTGGGATGACGAAGAAGCTGATTATCGAGAAGCTGGCACGGGAGGGATACCTCAAGCAATCGATGATAGACAAGCTGACAAAGTAAGAAAGTAAGTAAGCAAGGAAAAACCACCCGATTAAGGGTGGCGATGTGAAAGAAAACTATCAGGGAGGAGTTTCCTTGAAAGTTGGATATATTATATATAAGAATTTACATAGATGCAATATCTTGCCTCTCTTAGACAATTCCCATATAATAAAGACAGCATAAAACGAAATCGATAAACTTGCCGTGGACTTTTATTTGCCTTTGATTTTGGTTCACGGCATCTTTTATGTTTGGTAGCTGTGTAATACCCAAAAGGACCCGCCAAGGTTAAGACATTGTCTCCTCAAATAGGCGGGTCAGTCATTATCCAAGCGTAGCTACATCGAAGCTAAGCACACTCTTTACCGATGCCCAGAAGCCGTCAACGATGCCATAGAGCTCTATGTTCGTCTTCAAGCCGTATGAGTCCACAAGCATAATCACCACCAATGCAAACAACACAATAATGAGCAGTACTAGGACAATAGCAAGGATAGAGCGGATTATGTTCATTGCTGTTCCTCCTTGCCGTACTTGACTTCCAGCTTTTCTTTCTGGTACTCAAGCATCCATAGGTCGACATCCCTAGACATGGCATCACCGCTTGATGCATATAGCGATGTGCATTGCTTTATAAGCGAATCGATTGTCTCCTCTTGCCTTGCGATTGCCGTATCAACCCCATATCTCTTGAACTTGAGAGCAGTCAAGAGGGACTGGGACAACAGCTCGCAGAAAGACAAGTCCAGATTCAATGCTCTCTTCTTGTTCAGCTCCTCGATGTCTACTTCCATCTTCTCTTCATTCAAATCTTGTGTTTCGCTCATTGTCATCCTCCCATAACGAATCAAGAATCTTTTCCTTTTCAACAGCCAGCTCCTCCAGCCGTCTCTTCACTGTGTATGCCCTAGCAGGATTGCTTAGCGATGCAATATGCGACTTTGGACGGGACAGATTGAAGTATGTCCCCGTCTTTGGTCTTGTCATGGCAAACATGCACCAGAATGCGAAATCCTTGCTTATCTCCTCGTTCGGGGTCCTATCCTCATAATCAGGTAGCCATATCTTCAAGTCGTTGCTGTAGTCTATGAAGTAGAGCTCCCCCGATTCATCTCTCACTCTAATCTTGAGATTGCCTACATAAGGCTTGAACCTTGAGTCCTTGTTCTCTGCAGTCTGCATCTTGAATGTCATGATGTCCCTCTGCTGGTGGCAGTAGTAATGCTTGTCGGTAGTCACGACAGCCACAAGCTCGCTGGGGCACATGTCCAGATGCGGATTGATGGCATTGAAGAAGTGATGGCATTCCTGTAGTGTCGTAAGCACAAACACCGACATGCTCTTCATTCCCTCTCTGTAGCAAATCAAGTCTGGATGCACAGGGCAGTTCATCGGGGACGGGTTCAGGATGCCTACAGGATATCCGTGGTTTCTCGCAAAGGAGAAGAATGCTATGGAGATAGCATCTTTCTCTGTATACTCATAGACAGCGTTACTTTTTCGCATAGTATCCCTTGACTTCCAGCCAGCACCTGCAGTTGTAGTCGAACAAGCGTTGCAAGCGTGGGTCTTCTATCGTCATCGTTACCCTATCAAGCTCTGCATGCGATGGTCTTACCTTGTCATCCTCTTGCGTGTGCCACTTGAACTTATAGGCGCCGATTGTGTCCGCGAACACGAACCAGAACTTTCGATAGAAGATTCTTATGCATTCCACGGTCGCTTGCCTTGTGCGAGTGAACTCCGTGGCACAGCTTACCGTTTTTTTTTCGTTGCTCATCAAGCCTAGGAACAATGCTGTCATGAAGCTGTCCATCCTGTCCTCCAGCGTGTCCCTTATGGCATCGAAAGCCTCCTCCTTAAGCTCCTCAAGCCTTGTATCCAATCCATCACGCTCCGCTTGTGTCGTGCATGCGTCCAAGTCACGCCAGTTGTCTTGGTACACAAGCCTTGTGGCATCAGTCAAGCAGTATCCGAAGACAAACATGAAGCGATTCCATTCGTTCTTGTCCACCTCTGGCAGTTCATCCTTTACGAAGTTCTTCTCAATCCACCATGCGTAGGCGGGATTGTTCCTTATCTCAAACAGAATCGCCACGGCTGATTCTACTCTTGATTGCCAGCTCTTCTCCCCGCTCTTAAAACCTTGTATAAGACTGGGATTGCATATATCGTGCTCCTCTGCAAATCGCTCAAAAGAGGGATAGGCTCTCTGTATGTATCGGTAGAGGGACACAGCCTCTGTATAGGCAAGCTGTCTGGCTGTTGCAGACATTGCCTTAATGCTCTTATCCTCGAATCGCATCTAGCCTCCTTTCTCAGGGCTTTTATCAAGCCATCCATGTTGTCCATAGATAAACTATACCATAGATAGCAAGCAATGCTAATCACTAAATAAAAAATAAAAAGAATTTGAGAAAGTTATTGACTATATGTATAGGTAGGTGTATTATGTATACATGCATATAAGGGATTACAAAATCATGAAAAACGCTCTTCAGTACTGGGGTGTGGAGTGTGGGGAGCTAGGCAGTAGGCAGATGTGGGCTATCGATGTCGATGGCAACAAGATAACACTGCCAGCATTCCCGCCACGGACAGCGCTGGAGGTATCCTGCACACCTAAGACTGTAGGCGTAAGGATTGAGAAGCAATGGTTCTTCCTCAAAAGGAAGTAAATAAGGAGAGGAAAATGAGAAGAGAAAAAATCATGGAAGAGTTTCTGGTTGAATCGTGTGGAGCATTTGCACCAGAAGAAGCGTACAATTGCGATGAGACAGTCGCAAAATGGGAGAAATCCATTCTGGCAATGAAAGGCGAAAGCCAGCTAGAGTCCAAGGCTATCGCAGTAGCAAGAGAGATGCTACTTACAATGACTAATGCACTCACTGTCATCTACATGGCTCGTGACGTCAACTACAACATCCGAGACTACATCTGCCAGTTCCACAGGTTCAAGGAGCTGATGGAATCGACACTTGATGGCGATACGCTTATCAACTGGCTTGACCAGTTCATCGCAAAGCTGGAGCGCCTTGATTCCAAGCTTACAAAGGCATTCTATGAAGAGGAGTGTTTCTAATGAATTACACGAACAACATGAACCTGCCAACAGCTTTCTATAAGGCTGTTGCTAGGGATTACCAATACAAGCCACACAGATACTCGGTAACCTCTTTGGAGAAAGGGGCATTGGAGCAGTACCTCTTAAGGACTTACGATGGGACTTTGACGCAGGATGTATCGGATATGCTATGGCTAGTGTTCGGTACAGCGGTGCACAAGGTGCTGGAGGACAACGCAGAGGACGGGACAGCAGAGCAGAAGATTGAGTATCCTTTCACAATCGAGGATGGCAATGACAAGTTCGATGTCACCATATCTGGCGTCTTTGATGTCTATGAGAAGAAAGGCGTAATCGAGGACTACAAGACGGTATCGGTCTATAAATGCCTAAACGACAGCTGGGACGACTACAAGGAACAGCTGACGGGATATGCATATCTGATGAGGAAGACCAAGGGAGAGGAGATACATCGTGGCAGGATTATCGCATTCATCAAAGACTGGTCAAAGGCTGATATGAGACGCACATACAACTATCCGTTGAACCAAGTATACGTTGTGGAGTTCGATATAACGGACGAGATGATGGACGCATGGTTCGAGAAGATGAAAAGAAAAATCCTTGTGCTTGAAAGGGCATTCAAGGACAGCGTAGCACCAGAGCCCTGCACAGCGGAGGAGCGATGGGAGAGACCGAAGACCTATGCAGTCAAGAAGAAAAAGGAAGACCTAAAGGCTATGAAGCTCTTCAAGACGCTAGAGGAAGCGGAGGAGTACAGCAAGGACGGTTCCTATCAAGGCAACGTGATAGAGATACGCCCAGCGGTAAGCCCGAAATGCGAGGACTATTGCGTATGCAACGGCTGTTGCAAGTTCTATCAAGACTACCTAGAGAGCAAGGGCAATGTAGAATACAAGGAAAAGATTCACAAGCATGGCGAAAAAGTCGAAAAAATTTCGAAGGAGAAAACAAAATGAGTGGAGCATTTAGACCATTAAAGCCAAATGAGATATCCGTAAGGATAGGGCAGGTAAAGCAGGGAGCGGGTTTCTCCCTCTTGCTATACAAGGATTCACGTTGCGATATGCAACTGTTGGACGAAACAGTAGGTGCAATGAATTGGAAGGTAGATTTCAAAACAGCGAAGGATATGCTAGTTGCTTGTATTTCTATTTGGGATTCTGAAAAAGGGCAATGGATAGCAAAGGAAAACAGTGGCTCAGAATCTGAAATAGAGAGCGAGAAAGGATATTTTTCCGATTCCATGAAAAGAGCTGGATTTTGCTGGGGAATCGGCAGGGAGCTATACAATACTCCTTTCATCTGGATTAAGGGACAGCCAAACAAGAACAGAGGAGCTTACTGGGTAGGCGAAATCGAGTACGACGGGGACAGCGTATCATTCCTGACAATCCTTGCAAGGGGAGACAACTACCAGCCAATAGAGGTCTATAGGTATGGCAGAAAGGCATCCGCTACCGACACAATCAAGGCTGTTGTAAACGACACAAAGAAGAAAGCAACCGCAATGACAGCAACGGCTAAAAAAGAGGAGTCCACGGCGAATAAGCAAAGGGTTGAGGACGAGAACGACGAGAACACAAGGATAGCAAACGAAAGCTGGGGAGATAGCAAGGAGTCGGAAGTCATCACTGCATCCATGGAGGACTTGCAAGGCACAAGCATAGAGGTCAACCCTCCAACAACACAGTACATGGTCAACGCAATAAGGATGGGAGCGCACACAAACGAGCTGTACAAGAGATGGGTCATGGAAAGACTGCAGGAGATAGGAAAGCAAGGGGCAAAGATACAGGAGCTCCCGACAAAGGATATAGAGTATATCTACAAGGAAGCTGAAAGGAGGGACATCCTATGACAATAACAGTTTTCCAATTCAAGGCAGGCTCTGAGGGGCTTGCCAACAAGAACATGTTCGACTTGCTACTGAAGAGAGCCTTGAGCGAGAAAGAGCTCTACAAATGGACAGCAAGGGCAAAGGCTGGGGACATGGTAACGCTTGAGGTCAAATGCGAGAGGTCGCTCCGCTCATCAAGCCAGAACAGCCAGTTCCATGTGCTTGTAGGCTTGGTAGCAAAGGAATCCGGATTCACGTTTGACGAGGCTAAGGTGTGGCTTAAGAGCCTAGCCGTTGACAGGGGCTATCCTCAAGAGGTAAAGAACGGGAAGCCAGTGTTCTTCATGGGACAGCCAAAAGGCATCCCTACACATCTAGCAAGCGTGGATGAGATGTCCATACTGATTGACGCAACAAAGGATGTCTTGATAAGCGAGTTCGGGTATGGGGCAGAGGAGCTTGAGTATGGCATTAACCAGTAGCAGTAAGGCAAGGAAGCCAGCAAAGGGCAGGAAGCCAAAGAAGAAGAAAGCCAGATTGCATACAAAGGCGGAAGCCCTATCCATGGCACAGAGGCTAGCAAGGCTTAGGGACACAAACGGAGGCACAAGCACAACCAAATGCATATCTTGTGGCAAACCGCTTGATTACGAAAGCTCGCAAGGAGGGCACTACATCTCACGCACAGTACTCTGCATATGCGATGACTTGGACAACATCAATGCACAATGCCCAGCATGCAACATGTTCGGTGGAGGCAACCCGATAGGATACAGGCGGGGCTTGGTGGCAAAGATTGGCATAGAGCGTGTAGAGAGGCTTGAGGATATGTACCTAGCGTCAAGAGGCAACGAGGAAGCCTTGGAGCGATTGGACGCAAGCGACAGGGAAAAGGTGACAGCAAAGAGAAGCAAGAGATACTGGGATGAGAGATACAAGGAGCTGAAAGATGAATGCGAAAGAATTGGAAGAGATTAAGAGCACGTGCAAGACGATGGAGGAGTATATCCAACGCTTGCTGGAAAAGGCTATAGGGGAGATAGAGGAAAGGCATCAAGCGACATTCGACAAGTTCTCAGTCAAGCCTAAAGCTGACTCGGGCTACATTGATGAAGTATCAACGACCGAGATTATCCACCTGCTTTCCGAGATAAGGAGGATGGGAAACATATCGCTGACCGAGATAGCACAGGAAACAGGTCTGGCTGTCCCTCAGGTGTCCCAACTTCTGCCATCGCGAACAGGCGTGCTGGATACAAAGACAAAAAGAATGACAAGGAAGACAGCCGTCAAGCTTTGTGCCTACCTAGAGAGAGCATACAAGCAAGACAGGGAGAATCTGATATGCCGTGTGCTGGAAATGCTCCCGCTTGAGATGAAGAGCTTTATGGAGGAGCTGGAGTACCACGTGCACCAGTTGCTACCAACTACCGCCTGCTGATTGCAGAACAAGCATGGTCATTCCTATTCGGGGATGACCAATCTCTTTGCCAAAAATATTTATCAAATTCCTTAAGATTCCTATTGCCCTATTTGTCTATATACTATATACTAGATATATAAGGAGAAAGGAAAATGACACTAGAAGATGTGTACAAGGATTACATGGAAGACGCAAAGAACAGCGATGAGATTGCATTCTCTGGCAGGACGGTTCTAATGGTGACAGCCCTAAAAGCATCCAAGGATAAATATGCCATAGTAGAGCGGATAGAGAACCCGCAGGAATACTGGGTAACCACTATTGTAGCCAATGGGGATTCAAGTGTGCTAAGGAGGATAATGTCAAAGTTCCCTCTAAGCCTTGATGAAGTCAAGAGAGTTCTTTGGGGATGCAGGGAGGACTAATGACAAAAGCAGAAGTAGAGAAGCTGTTGACAAGCAAGGGATGGGAGAAAGACAAGTTCTCCTATCATCTTGGCGAGAGGACGATAGAGTTGTGCTCCAATTGGATGGAGTACAACAACAAGCATTACAGATACGATGAGATGGTCTTGTTCGGCTCGTATCTGATGATAGCATCCAATGGAGACCAGATAGACACAAGGAGGAAAAGATGATAAGCGATGCACAAAGAAGAGCGACAAGGAAGTATGAGATGAACTGCATCAAGCAGTACAGCATCCGATTCAACAAGACATCAGATGCAGATGTGATTGCAAAGATGGAAAGCGTGGACAATATGATAGACTATATCAGAACGCTTATCAGAAAGGACATGAAGAGCAGGAAGAGAAAAGACCAGCAATAACGCTGGTCATTCCTATGCTCCCCACTTATGGTAGCCGTCTGGAATCTTGTTCTGCCATACTGTTGGCAACGTCTGCTCTATCTGGAACTCTATGCTAGGTGCATAAGACCACGAATCGAATACGACATCCAGCACAAACCTGTTGGGCTCTACATCGCCCTCTGCCAATACCAGCAAGTCACCACACTTCTTGTCCGTATCCCCCACCAATATGTAGTACTTGTCAAAGAAAGTCTTGCATACCGAATCTATGGAATCCAATGTGTAGCCGTTCCATTTCAAGAATGCATAAGCCTTGATTACCTTTCTGTACAATGCATCGTCTATCAACGCTCCATGCACCTTTGACCTTGACAAGAAGTACGCGCCGTACTTTGTGTTCGCCTTGGAAGAGAAGCCCCGCACCTCATCCTTTCTCGGGTCGTTGTCAAGGAATGTGAAGCCCGATGCGTCCGCTATCGTCTCTGGCACAAGCAGTCTCTTGATTCCTACAATCTGCCCTAGGAAGTCCAGATTATCGCCAGTTGCGTTGTCTATCGTCAATGAGTATATCTGCCTCAGCATCGAGTCATCCGCTGTCAAGCTCTTGGCGATGGATTCGAACATCATCTGGACAACCTGCCCATTAAGTTGGCTTGGGAGATAGTCCTCTGCCTTAACCATTGTCTACCTCCTCATAGCTTATCGAATCGAAAGAGATTACCGGCATCTGGTACGGAAGCACGTCCACCTTGTCCGTGTATGTAGTCCCATCCAGCGACACCAGAGAGTCGATTACCGTAACTTGCTCGTCATCGAACGCTCTATCGATGAAAGAAGACGTTACACTGTACCCAAGCCTAAGGCTAGAATTATAATTTAATAATTGCTGACTCAAATACACTTTTGCTGAATCTTTGTCAACATCTGAACTTGTAATATATTTTACTTTCACATAGAGAGGCACTTCCTTGCATTTTATGTACCACAAATTGAACGTCTGCAAGCCGTTGGAATACTGGGACAATTTGCTTTCCAAAGAGCCTGAGGTTACCTGCGTTGTCTCTATAAGCTCGTTGTTCCACCATATGCTTGCAAGGTCGCTACCGTCCCCAGATTGAGTGCCATAGATGAAGATAGCCCCCCGCCTAGGCTGTATAGATACCTCCCCCACAGCAAGGGCTGTAGTGAACGAGTAGTTGAACACGACGAATGCATCCCTGACCCAGTCCAATTGCTTAATCTGCTCCACTACCCCCACATATGAGTTGTTTGTCTGCTTGTAATCCAGAATCCTCTGCCTGCCATCCTCCAACGAGTGTGGCTCTACACCTTGCTCTACCCCCCGCCTAGACAGCTCTATGTTAGCAAGGACTATCCCATCGATTGTGCTCTCTGGGCTTGTGAAGTCCAAGGCTTGGTCTGTTGGTATGTTGCCATAGTCGACAGCTACTAAATCAAAATCCACGCTTGTAGCCCCATCGCTTGTGGCTTGCGGGAACTCCACATCGGAATCGTTCTCAAGGATATGCGTTCCAATGGTGAATATCTGGGAGTGCGCAGGGATTGTTATGCCCCCCTCCGTACTGTTGTTAGTCCCCCTCGCATGCACTATCGCTTTCTTGCCAGCCGAGAATGACTGCCCAGCCAATGGCAACAGGTTCTGCAATTGCTCATCCGTGCAAAGCGTGAAGTCAAAGCTCTCGGCACAAGACTGCAGATTGAATTCATAGTCTGATATAAGCCCCCCTAGAGCCATGAACATAAGCCATGCTATGTTGGAGCTCTTCTTCTCTACCTGTACAATCTCACCCCCCTCCGTTCGTATCTCGCTCTTTGATAGCTGTCCGTTGAAGTCGTCAAGTATCTCCTCCGCTATCTCCTCTGCTGTCCGTGGGATGAAAACTCCCCCCTCCTTGGTCAAAAACATGTCAATCCTCCTCTATCTGTTCTTCCCGTCAGTCACTGAGACCGTCAAGTAATTACGCTCCCCCCCACTAGAAGTGTTGGTCGTGCTGGTTGTACTGAATATTGGGAAGTAATTAGGCACATCCTGCTCGTTGAGATTCTCCAGTATCGCTTGCGTGATATCATCGATATCCATCCTCTCAATCTCATTCTCGGGAGCAAGAAACGTTGTCCAATCGATACCCGCCTCCAGATACTTGAATGTGCCTTTGATTAGAAACGTCGCCACACAAGCCCGCTGGAACATCGCACTGTTGCCTGTCGTCAAATGGATACCCCCCCGCACAAGGTCAAAGTCCCAGCGCGGTATACCGCTTGAATCCTTTTTTTGTTCGTTTATCTTGAAATCTGCATACATATGCTAAGTATATAGCAAAAAAAGGAAAAAAGGGATATCAGATGATACCCCCTCCCATGCCAAAACCTCCTTACCACTTCTTCACCACGGTCGCATAGTCCTTGAAGAAAAAGACGCTTTCCTCTGTCCATTCATCGTGGCAAGCCTTGAACCTTTCATTTGCCTCTTTCGTGACTTTCATTACCATGAAGTCCGTTGGCACACCATTGCCTTGTTCTTGCTCTATCCTTGCTCTCTTTATGGCATCCTCCGCCCATCTCAAGGCAACTTGCTTGTTCGTGAAAGTCGCCCTGAGCTTTTGATAGCTGGTATCAGCAGTAGGATGATAAGTGCATATAACTCCATACCTGTTCATATAACCCCCCTAGAATAAGTAGTGCCTTGTGTAGCCTAGGTGTAGCCCTAGGCTCTTGTATGTCTTTATCAAGCCGTCCTCAAAGTGATTTCCCATGTCTGGATACTCTGAGATAATCTCACACGGAGTTGTCTCCCTGAAATCCTTGATAACCAGTGTCTGTTTCTTCAATCCTAGTCCACGTTTTGGTATGAAAGTACACACCAAGTCGGCGTTCTTAACAGTGATATCCACCACATTGTAGGTGTATCCATCGTCCTTGTATCTCATAATTATCCTCCCTACCCCCCACCATAAAGATGGGAGGCTATAGTCGTTTATCTCATCGTAAAATCCATTGCCATTACTGCCACATCTCTATATTTCGGATTTGTAAGGCAATGCTTGTTTCTTATTATTGCATAGTTATAATTACAATCTCCATTTTTTGAATCCTGTTCATAGTCTCTTAAGAGTCTATTCAACAGTTCGTTGAATGTAAAAGAATGATGTTGTGCTTTAAGTCGAAACTCCTTTGAAGTGCTATAAATCTTGCTATACATATAATTCCAGTCCATAATACCCCCCCCCTATAGACATCTATAGACACAAAACAAGTTCACGTTGTTCAGTTCATCGAACTGAAAGAATGTTCGATTGCCTTGTTCATCCACCATTTCAAATGCGCCCTCCTCCATGTAGTTAGCAACGAAACGATACCTTTCACCATGGATATGGATTGTTCCTTCATGGTTAATCGCATTTTCCAGCTCCCTGAAATCAAGGTAATCGGGCTGGTAGTATTCTAGAATCTTGTTGTAGTTGCTACCATTGAACTCAAACAACTGGTATCTGAAAGACTCCAAATCGGATACAGTTGCATTGTTGAATTTATCCTGCAAGAATGCAATGGCATTAAAGTAACCTTCTAACTGTTTTTGTTCATAGATTGCATCATGTTTTAGACCGCTTTTTTGATAAATATACATATTTTCCTCCCAAAAATTTATTTTCACGGACGGGTTATACCCCCGTCCATGGTGTTTTATGTCATGTCGCGAACTACTTGAGGGCTTTTACCAGCAAGGTATAAATCAAGAAAGTACACTTTCTCATAGACTTTATGGTACTTGTACCTTCTATCCAACAATTTGCAAGCCTTGTCAAAGTTGTTGCAATATAGAAAATTTTTCCCATTAACTACCATGTATTCACGCGTAAGCGCGCTCTCTATCCCTTCAAGATTATCATTATCATAATCCCAGCACTGGATGTATTGTGGATGCTTGTTCAATACCTTTGTCCAATTGGAGTAGGTTATGTCATTAGAATCCTTGAACACTTTGACTATTTTCTTGCTTTCAGTATCATAGATGAAATTCACGATATTATGCATTTTTTCCTCCCATATGCTAGCAAGCTAATCACTTGCTAGCCTTTATTCTTACACTGTTTCAAATACAACTTTCTTCTTATCCAACGAACGCAACTGAAACTTCAAGCCAATAGACTTGTTGTTGTCGACAATTCTTTGCATTTTCATCTTATTTTCCTCAGAACAAGCAATGATTGTCGCATAGATAAGATTGCCAACAACAGTCCCTGCGTTGATATCACACGCTTTGAAAGATTTCATATCCTTTGTTTTTAAATATGTAATACAATCCATTTTTATACTCCTTATATAACCCCCCCTGAAAGAGGGTCGGTTATCAAAGTGCCTTTCTACAACGCCTTGTTATAGCTACTTTCACTATCTTTGATGTAGTCAAAGAGATTCATAACTGCTATAGTTCTATGGCAGTCATAAGCGTTGTAGCATTCTTTGATATTTTCAAGTTCTGCTACAATTTCATCATTGAGTGCTATTTTTTCAAGCACTCTTTCGTTTGTGCAATTTTCATTCTTAATCAATGAAAGGTATTTCCTTCCAACTTTGAACGAAACGTTGTTGTACCTTGCTTTACATGTCATTTTCATCATTTTTTCCTCCCATGAACTCTATCAGAGTAGCTAGCGACTTGCTAGCTAGCCCTTTTTTTCTGAAATACCAAACACCATGTACTCTAATCATGGTATAAATCTCACATGATTATCACGCACGGTAAAGCCATACCATGGCATCTTCTTAGACCAATCCAAATAGCATAATGATAAGTTAGCTTGCAGACTGCCATTAAATCTGACTTGCACAACATGCAATCATATGTTGTGTAAGGCTCTAAGCCGGCTCTAAGCAAGATATCTTCTATCTCTCTCTTGCTTAGAGTTTCGGATTCAACAATCATACTTTCTGAAAGCATGTTGTTCAAATCCTCTGCTAGAAAATCATTTCCTAGAATATCTTCTATCTTTTTCATTTTTTCCTCCTATGAAAGCTATTGCTTTCATTTACTTGCTTGAAGTAATTTTTCAAGCAAGCAATCAAAGCAATTAAACGAAACGCGTTATATCGCGTTTGATGTGTTCCATCCAGCCTGTTTTTTCATCGTATCTGAAAAAACAATGGTAGATTTTTCCATATAGGTGATTCTCACCTATACCATCTTCAAGCTGGGCTCTCAGAAGGTCTATAGCAGAAAGGATATCGGATGCATAGACATCCATATCTGCGTATTGATACCCACACGCTAGTTCATCGTTAGCGTGCAAAACGAAACGATGTCCGTCCCAGTCAGTCCATTCGACGGACTCTTTGAAAGACAAGGCACAACGATGCCCTTCACGACCGTAAACTCTGAAGTTGAAACAATAATCTTTTTTCATCATTTTCCTCCCTGAAAGATTTCCAAAGCGTTTGAATTTCAAGCGCTTAAGAAATCCCACCAGCAAAGCGCTGGTGATTGCTAAGCTATGACGCCATATAAGCGTCGATATCTCTAGCTATCATAGAGACGGCCGTGTACGGGATTTTCCTTTTTTGCCCGTCCATGATGAAATACCATGAACCGGCCTTTTCCACACGGACTACTTTTGAGTAATCCTCATTGTGGTAGATGTATTGCCCGTCAGGCAGGCTATACAAGTCTTTCCTCAATTCTAACTCAGTCATAATAATACCTCCATTATATATTATATCTTATTTTATCTTATATAATAATTCTACTATATATTAGAATTATGGTCAATAGGTTTTACAAAAAAGTTTAAATATTTTTTGATTATTTTTTCCAATTAGAGAAACTTGCTTATTGATAATGATTATCATTAACGCTATTGATAATCGTTGCTATTAACGCTTATAAGCCTTATCGATAACCATTATCATTAGCACTATTAAGAATCATTATCATTAATGCTATAGTGTCTTTTTGGTACACCATTGTGTCTTTTTGATACCGTGTATCTTTTTGACTCTATGCACTATTTCCTTCTACAAAAACCTTTTATCTTTCAATTTTTGAAACATCGTTTCATTTTTTTCCTATCCATTTTCGAAACATCGTTTCACTTTTTATCGTTGTATCTGAAATCGAATTTGAAGTTGAATTTGAGAATGAATTTGAGAATGAGTATCAATTTCACTGCTAGTGTTCTAGGTTTAATTTTTTTTGACACAAATTGAAAAAGTGTCAAAATAAACACTTTTGGCAAAAGTGTCAAAATAAAAAATAGGTAGGATAGATAAGAGATTATTGTTTACAGTATAAGGAATTATGTCAATAATGACACAATTGGTAAAAGTGTCAATAATGACACAAATTGAAAAAGTGTCAAAATAAAAATAAGCCAATTTCAGTATCAATTTCAGTAAGATTTGCTATCAAATTGATAGATTTCATTCTCAATTTCAGTATCAAATTGGTAGCAATTTCAGTATCAATTTCAGTATCAAATTGGTATCAGATTGGTAGCTTGTGAAACAAAAAAACGATATGTTTCACGTGAAACAATGGGGGGTATATAAGGATTTCTGTTTTTTGGTTATTAAAATGATTTCCCTTCATTTTGACGGACCAGAGGTTCCAACTACCACCTATACCGATATCATTTTGACGGACTAGATACAAGGCTACCACCTATACAACAGTATAAGACGAACCAACACCTATACAGTCCTAGATAGACGAACTAACACCTATAATGAATTAGGTGGGGTTACAAATGGTTGGATGGTATGGTAGTATGGTGGAAAGGAGATAGGCATGAAAATAGATTACACGAGTGAGGCAAATAGGATGGAAAAGGCGATTAAGGGAATTAAGGGGACTAAGGGAGCTAGGAGAGATGGGATTAGTGGTGTACAAGCTAGGGAGATAGTGAAAGCCATAAAGGGGGACCATGTAGGGATAATCACGAGTAGGATGATGGAGAGGAAGTACAAAGCCAGCTCGGAGGAGATAAAGGCTGGGTTAAAGGCTATTGGGTATTACATAGCGGATGATGAGGACTGGGTAGAGGGGTTAAGGGAAGAGACTGGGTATGACAGGGCTAATGAGATGATAAAGGTGCAGGATTATTGGTTGAAGCACAATGAGAGGGCATTTGAGTTTGTATCGCAGAGGGCATACTCGAAGTATAGGGATGCAGAGAACCAGCAAGACGTGTTGAAGATACATCTTACTGGTGTTGGGAAGGATGACAATGTAGAGATAGAGTAAAACGAAGTTTTACGATAATCTCAGTTAGAGATAGAGTAAGTTTTATGGATATCTCATAGAGGGGATGGTTACACGTAATATACTAGTATATTAGTTGGGTTAGTTATATTAGCAATGGTGATGGGTTATAGGGCATATTGGAATAGATATGCTCTATTCTTTTGTTTGAGTTGTCATCTAGGCACATACGTTTTTCTTTTTGCCAGACATCGAAGAAGCGGGTATCTGATATCTGGTAGGAAGAGAAGAATACTTGGAAAGGTCTTGAGAAAGCCCAGTCATAGAAAGCCTTTGAATCGAACTTCATAGAGTAGTTGTTGGTAGCTGACTCATAGGGCACATCGCAATAGACGATATCGCCTTTCTGGTAGGAATACTCTCTATAGTCTTTGGCAGTAATCTCTATAGGCTCTAGGCGTGCGAGCCTTTGGATAGGCTCTAGGCGTGCTCTCTTATTGGTATTCAACAATTTCAGTAGCTCCAATCTTCTATCGTTGATGGATTCTGACTTCAGCCTTATTCCCATATAGGGCTTATCGTCCACCACCAGCTCGAAAAGGCTCTTGCACATCTCCTCATCCTTGTAGGAGCAATAGAAGGAGTGTGCATCGTTTCCGAAAGACCAGCATAGGGCTATATATGCATTCGTATCCTTTTGTGCAAAGAACTCCTCGCGGGTTATCCACACGGGATGGAAAGTATCTAGGGAGTACTTGCCGTTTATGCAGTCGGAAAAGAACTGTGCTGTAGGCTTATGTATCTCGTTGTAAAGCACCTTTCTGTATCTTCCAGACAGGACTGCCGAGTGTGTGATAGCGCCACCACCGCCGAATAGGTCTACAAGCCTATCCCCTTGGGGTAGGAAGTCTACTATGTCATCGGCGATTGAGTTCTTGCTTCCGCAATATGGAAGCCCATAGTTCTTGGAGTATCTCATTTCAATGACTTCTCAATCTCTTTGATTATCTTGCCATAGCTCTCTTCTGGCACAATCTCGAACCAGTCCTTGAACAGCAACTCTCGAGGAGTGTAGCTTATCAAGTTCCTTACAAGCTCCTTTTCATCTACCTCTATGTATCTGGCTATTGCCTTTAGCACCTTTCTGGAGGCCAATCTCTGCCCTTTGTCTATGAAGTATAGATGCGCATGTGTTATCTCTATAGCCTTGGATAGGTCATAGAGCGTCTTTCCTTTCTTTGATAGTGTTTCTGAGATGTAGTTCATGGGTTTAGTATACCATATAGGATTACTCTATGCAACTATCTAAGAACATAGTTTATGCAATCCATGGTGTATTATACTCGTTATGCAAGCTAAAAAATCTTATATATTTATGGATTACTATTGAAATATAATAGAGGTGTGAGTATAATACTAATACGCTACAATTAAATATTACCAATAAAGGAGGTAACATGCAAGCGATAAAGAGAAAAAAAGATAAAAAAGATAAAAGCAATCTAAAGCAAAGGTTCTTTGACAACCTCCCGAACATTGTCGCTTGCAGTGATTCCTACAAGGACTATGGCATCAAGCGCCTGCCAAAGGACTTGGCTAGGTACAAGAAAGAGATTCAAATCAACCCAAGCTATGAAGTCAGGCAGATAGTCCTCGATTGCGACTACTCTCCAGATGGCGCTTTCGATGAGTACCTGCCTTTGCCTAACCTAGTTACCGTATCAGAGAGAAACCATTTCCATGCAATCTTCTTTCTGAAAGACCCAGTGTTCAATAAGGACTCAAGGTCTTGGGACTTCCTAAACGACATGAGAAAGAAGCTCACAGACCTATTCAACGCAGACCCGTCATACTCTTTCTTCACAACACACAACCCTTTTGCATACAATTGCATAGAGCTCCATGACAAGCCTTGGACTCTCAATGAGCTATCCCAATATTGCACAAACATAGACAGAAAGACCATAGAAGCTAAATACATAAACAATGACAAGTACTCCAGAAACAGGACAATATTCAACAAGCTGTTGTACAATAGCACAAACCTATTGAGGAAATACAGGAAAAAGGGTGACAAGGTCATGGAAAAGGTCTTGATAGAGGAAGCATTGAGGCTCTATGATGCGCTTCCAGACAAGAGCGACTTCTATGAGTTCGAGGTTCTGGCGATAGCGCGCTCGGTGTTCAAGACCTACAAGCATGAGATACAGAAATACAAGGACAGGCATCCGTACAAGGACAGCATGTACGAGAGAGCCAACAAGATAAGGGCAAGGGAATCGTCAAAGAGGAAGGCTTTGTTCCTAGGCTTGATGATTAAGGACAAGGTAAGGGATGAGATAATGCAGGTATTGGGCATATGCAAGTCCACATACTACAAGTACAGGAAAGAGGTATTGGGCAATCTGGCTGGATACTTTGGCTCTCTATATATAAATAGGTCTACAAAAGACAGGATTCAACCAGATGTTCTCTCAAGTGCATTCAACCCTTTGCTTATTCGCCATAGACTGGCGTTTTCAGATGGCATTGAGCTTACCGATATCCCAAGCTATGGAAGCTCTGAGAACATCATCTCATGCATAATGGACATGATAAAGGACGCTGTTCTTGCCAATAATGGGCTGGATTTCCCGAGGCTTTTGATTGAAAAGCTTGGAAAACGACTTAAAAAACACTGGAAAAACTTATAAAAGGGATAACTATACATGGAACTTGAGCTTTTACGCCATCAGTCCCAGCTTATTACGCTACCATTCGAGCATAGGGACATTAGACACTTCTTCCTAGTAGGCGGTTATGGATGCGGGAAATCATTTTCCGATGTAATGCTGATACTTGAGCTGGCAAGGCGATACCCGAAGCTAAAGGCGGGTGCTCTCTTTGGCGTTGCATCTCTTTCGGGTGTGCTGTTCACTACAACCATTGCCAACACTGTCGAAGCCATATGCAAGGAGACCGGCATAAGGTTCAGGCTGGACAAGAGGGAGAACATAATGTATGTAGGCTCTGCCAAGTTCAAGATATTCAACCTCGAGGACTACACGGCAATCGCTGGGTACAACTTCTCCGTAGTCCTTTTGGACGAGCTGGACGAGCTTGAGCAGTCAAAGGCTCTTGGCGCATACAAGGCTTGCCGAGAGCGATGCAGGGTCACTCTCCCAGACGGCAGGGAGCCTTTCATGGTCACTACTACCACAGCGCAGGGAAAGCGTGGCATATACAAGATTGTGCAGGATTTGAAGCGCGAGGTGGGAATCGATGGCAAGAGCACAAAGACATGCGTAATACATGGCAGGACGATAGACAACACCAACAACGACCCGTCATACTATGCAGACCTCTACAAGGCATATGACGAGCAGGAGCGCAAGGCTTACCTGGATGGCGAGTTCGTATCCTTGGAATCCGGACGTGTCTATCCCAAGTACTCCATGGACAGGAACGAGATTGACAGCTTTGAGGTGGATTCGCTGGAGGAAGTGTACATAGGTCAGGACTTGAACCTTGGCTACTCATCGGCTGTCGCATGCGTTGTGCGTGGCAACGCTATATATGTCGTCAAGGCGTTCTCTTTCGATGACATCTGGACAGCTCCATCCATGTTCCGCCATGAGTTCCCCACAAATCCGCTCTACTGGTTCCCAGACTCATCCTCAAAGGACATATTCAGCTTGCAAGGGTTCAAGCAACTGATATCGCAGATGGATATCAGAACCAAGATATCCACAGTGAACCCGTCCATAATCGCAAGGACTACAATGGTGAACATACTCTTCTACCAAGAGCGCCTGTTCGTGTTCAGGCAAAAGGACACGGCACACCTAAGGGAGGGCTTGGACATGCGCGGTTACGACAAGAACGGGAATCCGGAGAAAGGCGTTGGGAAGGATGCATACGACCATATGACAGATGCCCTTGAGTACGTCACGTTCAGAATCGTTCAGGACAGGGAGGAGTTTGCCGACATAAGGCAGATGCGGATGGCTGGCTACCATCCCAAGGAAAAGGTATAAACAAATCGGATAAATCATGCTACAATAACAACATGGAAAGATTTAACGACAATACTATAGACTTCAAGGAGAAAGCCAAGCTCGCAAAGGGCAGTAATCTCTACAAGGCTCTGGATTCGATAGCATCATCCTACATGGACGATGACGGCTATATAGTAATGGATTCAAAGGCTATCAAGGACTTGCAATCCACGATGGCTCAAGACCAAAGGGAAAGGCTGTTGCATGATGGCTACTCCACCTACACTACCATAAGGTCCAATGCCGAGAAGCGAATGAGGCTGTCGTTGTCGCGAGTTGCCGACAGCGCAAACGGCTATCCAACGCAGTTCATGGCTGACAGCGGGCTTTACAAGGGGTTGCAGAACATATACTTCTCCCCAGACGAGGCATCAATGCTCTATTCATCGAATGGTCTTCCAACCCATATAATCGACAAAAAGGCATCTGGCGTGTTCCTCAATGGCTTGAACTTCAGATGCAAGGGCATATCGCAGGATTTGATGGCTGAGTTCACGGAGTATGCCGAGTCCTCTGGGTTCATCGACCAATGGCGTTCCGCATTGACGCAGGCTTTGGTCTATGGCGGTGCAATCATGTACCCGATAATGAAGTACGACAACCCAAGCTCGCTTCTTGAGAGCATAGACATATATGACAAGGACAGCGTGTCCGATTTCCTCGAGTACACAGGAAACCCAAAGAAATCTTTCCTAAAGGAGTTCAGCGTATTCGACAGATGGAACACTGTCATTGTCCCAGAGTACTCGCCTATGGCTAAGGACTACTTGATGGCTGGTGCGATGTTCATCCCTGTGGATGGCGTAACTGTAAACACATCGAGGGCATCCTTGATTAAGTGGAAGAAGACATCGTACTGGGAGGCATTGAGGTTCATAGGATGGTGCCCGTCCGACTTCTCCGGCTGGATGGATTCCTACATTCAGTACAAGCTGATGCAACAGGCTCTCCCAAAGATGGCTATGCAGTCATCCCTGCTGTACTCGTATCTTCCAATCGACCCAGTGCTGATGCAGAATGGCACATCGGATGTAAGGGAACTGCAATCCATGGCGCAGGAGGCATTGGACAACATATCGGTCAACAACGCAAAGGTGTTCAACTCCGTTGGCGAGCTGAAGTCCATAGAAAGGCAATACTCTGGCTTCAAGGACATATTCGCCGAGAACAGGGTATCGCTGTGTGCAGACATCGGGCTACCTGTATCCGTTGTCTTTGAGGATGCGCCTAAGGGGCTGGCGTCCGATAGGGCGGATGACATAATCCTTAAGAAAGCGGAAGCTGTCAAGATGATATGGAACAACATATCGCATGAGGTGGCTAGGATGGCGATACTCCTTGGCTATGACTTCTTCGGGGTGGATTCAAAGGAGGCGGAGAACCTCAAGTACCTCATAGTCGAATCCACATCGCACACAGCGGAGACAGCACAGCAAAAGGCTGACATAGCCAACACGTTCGCCGATACCGTATCAAAGCTTTCGGTAGCTGGCGTTGCACCAAGGGATGGCATAAAGCTTGTAGAGAAGTTCTTCCCAGAGATTCCTATGTCGGAGAGCATGGAGGAATCGCTCTCACGCTCATTCAGCATGTTGCAGAATGCACAGAACCTGCCAGAGAATGCAAGGCTTGGGGACAAGAGCGCGATAGACGAGACCACAGATAGCCTTGACAATCTTGACAACCTTGTGAAATGGGAGGACTAGATGGCTACATACACAGCACAGATACTTGCAATCGCTGGGAACGTTGTGAAGCAGTATGGCAATACATCGTACATAAAAATCCCCTACTCCTCTTTAGGCGTGAAGACATCGTTCCTTTCGATGCTTGGAGGTGATGCTCTGGAGGCAATCCTAAGCGGTGGGAATTGCCGTATAGACATCAACATGGAGCGTTTCACCAAGCGTGGCAGGGCTGATGTATCCAAGAATATAATCTACTCTCCCTCTGGCGCTACTGCAGTATCATCGGGAAACAACTATGTGACAGACAACATAGTCCCACAGCCGTGGGAGATGCAGATAGAGGCGAACATCCCTTATGATGCCGACATCGGGGGATTGATACAGTTCGCATACAACATAACTGTTGGCAGTTATATCAACACAGCCCAGACCGCTGTAATGCTTAGGAAGAAAGTTGTACGCACACTCCTAGAGAAAGCATACGAGAGCGGGACGCCTGTCATATTCAAGGATGATTCGAATACCGTATATGAGAACTGCGCAATCCAGTCCATAGAGTTTCTTCCAGAGGCTGAGAGCGAGAACCATCTGAGGATAAGGATGACTCTTGTAGAGATGAGGATAATGACATCCCTGTCCACGGAGTTCATAAGGGTCAGTGCGGATTCATCCAAGATTGGCTCTATAATCGGGAAGTCAATAGATGTAGGGAGCTCCACGACAACACTTATAGGAACAGGCTTGACAGCGATAGCGGGAACTGTCGGAAGATTCTTTGCATAGCTCTGCATAGGTAGGGATAAGGGATTCATATGGGATACAAATGGTACAAGGTAAACATAAGGGATACGGACAGCGACAACTTCACAACAAGCATATCGCTTGGCGCTATAAGCGTTGAGTTTCGGTTCATGCGTATCACAGCCCCGCTCTTTGGCGACCAGAAATGGAGATGCTGGGCGACTTTCAATGGCGAGGATACAAGGCAGGTATCGCTGTTCACTGCATCATGGCAAGAGTATGAGAACTACAAATTCTATACAGTCCGTTCGATAAAATACCCAAAGCCAACAGAATTGAGCATAGCGTTTTCATTGTATCTGGGGATTGATGAAGAGCTGTTGCAAGAGGCATAAGGGATATAGGCATGTTTGACAAGCGTATAGGTTTCTCATTGGACAACAAGTATTTCGGGAAGGGATGGATAGTCCCGTATGACCGAAAGCAGACATATGGCAAGGTGGCTATCACATGCAAGGGCTCTCTAATCAGCGGGGAGCTTGCGAACATGGTCACGCTTGAGATTATCAACTACTTCCCAGACAGGCAGATAGTGAAGAGCAATGAGTTCATCCCATGCGAGATAGCTCTAGGATATGGAGACAACCCAGCCTTGATAGGGACAATCAAGGGCGAGGTGAACAACGTGTACACCGAGTACACAGGCGTTGATTCAAAGACGGTCATACAGATTAATACTGGGGTATCCAAGAATGCGTATTCACAGAACATATCGCTGAAGTACCAAGCAGGCTCATCGATAAACCCAGCGTTGATGCAGATAGCCACGGCTCTTGGGTACACTGTAAGGGCAACAGAGGCATACATGCTGAAGACGCCTATCGACTTCCAAGGATGCGTAATGGATGCCATATCCAAGATTAAGAAGATAGTAGAGCCTGACGGGTATGCATTGCAGGTGGACAACAATGTTATATCCTTCTTCAAGGAGAAGTACGGGGTAAGCGGGATTACGACAACGATAAAGAACATAACCGCTCCTGTAAGGCTCAATGACGGTGGCATATGCGTGTCTACTCCATTCGACCCAAGGATAACTGTAGGCTCTTCGATAAAAATATCCCCAAGGTACTACATAAACAATGCTGGGATATTCACACGCAACGTCTATGAGGAGTATTACGTCTACCAGATAGATTTCGCATTCTCCACGGTAGGTAGCACAAACAACATGCAGATATACGGCTCTGCAAAGGATATATTGGCGTAATGGATGTACAGTATTGGGTAAGAAACGATTTAAGGACTTTCGTTGATAGCGTCATAGCAACATACGAGTTCATAGACTATGGGATTGTCACGGAGGCTGGAAACAGCATGGTAACGGTGGCTCTATCCACGTATTCTGTCTCACGCTATGCAAAGACATTGCCAAGGAAGATAGATGGCGTAAGGCTCTTGTACCCATCCTCCAGCTCGTTCTCAATCAGATGGAGCGTGGCTGTAGGAGACAGGGTATTGCTGTTGGCTACCAGAAACTACATAAAGAACCTTGACAGCACAACCCCAATTGCTGGCGGGGCAAACCATTTCGATGTAGAGAACCTGCTTGCATATCCAGTATCATCGTTCAATGAGGGTGCGATGGTGGCAATGGATATCGCAAATGGGAACATAGAGCTTGCGGTGAAAGACAAGTTGTCCATAACAGCCAAGGGGGACATAACGATAAAGACCGATGGCAAGGTGCAGATAGAATCCACAGGCGAGTGTACGGTAAAGGCGTCAAAGGCTACCGTGCAAGGCTCTGCTGGGAAGCTGGAGATTAAATAAAGGATGCATATATGGAAGACAAAAAGGCAAGGCATTACATTGTAGACGGGCAATCGATGACAATATCCGAGATTGCGAGGAAGTTCGACTTGGAAGACGGGATAAAGTATCTGCATCTTCTTGCAAAGAAATCCAACCATGATGAGCATTGCATCGAGGAGTATCTGAAGAGAAACAACTATATGCCTGTATAGAGACCTATGGTTTGCTATGGTTTGCTATGGTTGAATATATCTGCTTAATGGGAGTATAATTACTTCTATGGACAACTCTATGCGAGATAGATACAAATTCGAGATAAAAACCGCTCGCATTGCAAAGAGCGGTATATACAAATACAGCAAGGCTGAAGCGGAGGCTATGACTGGGGAAACGTTCGATTCCCCATATGTCAACATATACCGTCCAGCTGTCGTATTGGCGAATGCTGTTGACAAATTCAAGAGCGTACCGCTGACGCTTGAGCATCCATCATCATTTGTAACGCCAGAAAACTACCAAAGGCTTGCCATCGGGGCAGTGATGGATTCCCCAAAGGTATCATATGTGGATGGCGAGGTAGCTATAGACAACAAGATAATGCTCGGCTCGTTGCAAGCATACAATGCTCTTGCAAGGGGCGTAAAGGAGCTGTCCGCTGGATATGTTGCCAAGTTCAAGAAAGCACATGGCGAGTATCGTGGGCAGGCATATGATGGCATAATGACAGATATAGAGACCGTCAACCATTTCGCTATCACAAAGAGAGCGAGAGGCGGGCATCAGACAAGGGTTTTGGATTCCCTGAAAGGAGATATGAAATTGAAGACAGGACTGTTCCACAGAATCTACAAAGCGTTCGTAAAGGATTCCAAGTCATTTGATGAGTTGGTGGACTTGATAGCAAAGGGCGAGGAAAAGCCAGATGCAATCAAGGGATATATAGACACATTGCCAGACAACGAGGACAAGCTCAAGCTCCAAAGATACCTTGAGGATTTGTCCAATGCTACAGGGGCTTTGGACGATGAGGTTGTTGCAATGGGGGCAAAGGAGATAAAGGAGCTCTACCATTCCATGGAAAGCGAGTTGGCAAAGGAAGAGCCAGAGACACCGCAAGTCCCTCTTCAACCAGATGAGGAAGTGTCGGTAGTAGACCCTACTGAGGATTCAGCAGAAGAGGCTAAGGAAGAGGCTAAGCCAGAGGAAAAGGAAGAGGAAAAAGAGGAAGCTCCCGAGGAAAAGCCTGAGGAGAAAACTGAGGAGAAAACAGAAGAGAAAACAGAAGAGAAAACAGAGGAAAATGTGGAAGATGGATGTGGTGGACAAGAGGAGAAGCCAGCAAATGATACTTCCGCTGATATGGAAAATAAAGAAGAAGATAAGACGGCTGTTTCTGATTCTGTAGCTTCTATGGCACAAGGATTCACATTCGATTCGATGGCTGACGAGGACAAGGACAAGTTCAAGGAGTTCCTTATCAAGGCTGTATACGATTCCATAAGCGACAAGGATTCCGAGTTGCACAAGGCGATATTCGGGATTCCAAAGAAGCAAGGGATGAAGAGGTTCGCTTCCCCTGTGGTAGATTCGAATGACAACAAGGATACAAGTGCGATAGCCGAGTATGAGAAACTCAAGGGAGCTAGATAATGGAATACACAATCAACCCATTCGAGAAGCCAGTAATAAAAGGCTCAGAGAAGATAAGCGGATTGCTTTCCCCTAATGCGGAGGGGTATCTGGCAAGTGGCTATGTCGCAAGCGGTGATATCCCATTCGGGGCAGTCTGCAAGGAAGTAGCCAACTCAAACAAGGCAGAGGTCGGTGTACCTGCTCTTCTTTCCCAAGTTGCTGGTGTTGCGATATACGACCAAGCGACAGCATCCGATAGACCACAGCTTGCAAACAGTTACAGAGACAGGATGCAATGCAACATTCTTTACAAGGGATTCTGCTGGTACTATCTAAAGGATGCCACGACAGTATCCAAGGCATCAAAGGTCTTTGCAAATACAAACACAGGCGCAGTCGGCTTTGGCTCTACAGTCCCAAAGGATTGCACCGAGATTAAATGGATAAAGATTGCAAAGGTTGACGAGTCAAAGAAAGGCGTACTCGTCTATGTCAACATCTATTGCGAATGCGGAATGGGTGGAGGCGGTGACGAGCCAGTTGTTGCTGACTGGGCATATGAGGGTTCTACAGCAAAGATTCCACAATCAAAGCTTGATGGATACACTGCAACCAAGTTGTCCCTTGGCACAGATGGGACAACGCAAGTGATAGAGCTTTTGTGCAATGATGCCTACATCGGTGACAAGACCGACAGCGGGGACAATATCATAGTCACAAGGGATTATCTTGATTCCTATCCTACTACCAATGAGATGAACACTGCCTTGGCAAAGAAACAGCCTGTTGGGGACTATGCAACGACAAAGCAACTCGAGGGATATGCCACAGAGGCAAGCGTTACAGCCCTTACAACTACAGTGAATGGAAAGGCGACCAAGGCAACAACATTGGCTGGATACGGAATCACGGATGGTGCGACAAAGGCATCCCTTGCAAGCTATGCCACAAAGGAAAGCGTTGATGACTTGACAACGACTGTCAATGGCAAGGCAACCAAGGCTACAACTCTAGCTGGATATGGTATAACCGATGGGGCAACCGCAAAGTCAGTAACAGACTTGACCGCAACGGTTACAGCATTGGCAGAAAGGGTAACAGCATTGGAGACGGCTCTTGAATCGCTTACAACAACAGTCAATGGAAAGGCTACAAAGGCGACTACCCTAGCAGGCTATGGAATCACAGACGGCGCAACGAAAGCTAGTGTTACCGCTCTAGAAACAACTGTCAACGGTAAAGCGACCAAGGCTACAACACTTGCTGGCTATGGAATAACGGATGCTTATACAAAGACAGAAGCGGATGCACAATTCCAAGCGAAAGAGACAACAACGCCGTAATATGATAGAATAAGACAAGCCTAGTTTTGGGCTTGAGAGATATAAAGGAGACAGAAAGATATGGCAACAACCAATCTACCAATCACAAAGCCATTGTTCAGTGGCAACGTAAAAGCTCAGGGTCTTCTAATGGAGATAGACACTAACGGTCTCCAGTATGGATTCATAGTAGACCCAGCATCGACAAGCATTCCTTTTGGGGCAGTAGTCCAAAAAGGCGCTTCTGACAACCTTGTAAAGGCAGGAGTATCCGCAACAGCCACAAACAACTATGGCATTGCTGTTTACTCGGAGGCAATCAGCACATCAAGACCAGCATCAAGCGATGTATATCTTGCTGGCATGCCAATCAACGTATTGCTTGACGGCTACATGTGGTTCTATCCAGAGAACATGGCAGGTGTCACTAGGGCATCAAAGGTCTTGGCTGACAACGCAACAGGAGCAATCTCATTCGGGGCACAAGCCACAGAGGATGTGAACACAGCTCTTACATGGGCAAAAGTAGTCCTTGTTGACGAGAAGAAAACTAGAGTACTAGTGAAAGTTGATGTTTCACTAGCTTAACATAAGGAGACAATAGAAATATGGCAACTTTCAGACTAGGAAAAGAATTTGCAGGACTCCAGCCAAAGCTTGAGAAACTGTTTGCAAAGAATGGTGTCGGTGGCAATGGCTATACCGTTGCAATCGGAATGTCCAGCGACCCAGAGTTCTCTACTCCATCTACTGCTATCTACAATCCGACAGCAGTATGCGACTCGGCTCTCTTGGGAGACCAGCTCTTCGAGAGCGATGCTGACAAGGCAGAGTACGACAAGAACCCATCGGTATACGGATTCAAGCCTGTATACAACTTCGCAACAAACAAGTTCGACACAAGATTCACAAGAATCCCGACACAGGACTCCTTGCTTGACGGGCAGGCTATCGCACCATGGAATGCATCGTACTTCCCGAAATTGTTCGTACAGCCTCTTATCTCTACACATGGCTTGGACATGGTAGACAGATACACAGGAGACAATCCTTTCGCTGAGGTTATGAACCTTGTACTCGCAGGCTATGCAGGCAATGCTATTGCTGAGCAAGCAGGCACAATGCAGAGCAACCTCAACCACAATGTGGCAGTCAAGTCAGGAATGATGACACAGGCTGTTATCAACGTAAAGGTATTCTACAACTACACACTCGAGGAGGAGCAGAGATACGCAAGGGGCAACAACCCTTATGGCTCACAGCTCAGGGACCTCAAGAAGCAATATGCGGAGAAGATGCTCAAGCTCACTCTTGATGTATTGGCATACTATGGAAACGCTTCCACAGACACAACAGGATTGTTCAATGTCAACACAGCAGAGGAATGGGCAGACCAGACAATGACAGAGATTTCAGCGGATGCCACAAACACTACAAAGGGCTCTACTGCATACCAGCTCTTGTCAAAGGCTATCATCAAGTTTGCTGAAGCCAACGTTAACATGCCTGACAGAATCAAGGTAGGAATGTCATTGACAGCATACAATCTTCTTTCATCCATGCCTTACTCCGATGCATACAATGGTCAGAGTGCCCTTTCCGTATTGAAAGAGAACTTTGGGGCTGGAAGAAACGAGTTCGGTCAAAAGCTTGCAATCGACTTCTACTGCGACCCTCTCTTGAATGCACAGACAGACTACAACAGCACAAAGCTCGACAACTTGATTATCACAGCTCCAAGCGTAAGCGGTCAGTCAACTGTAATGGCAGGAATGCCTCTTGAGAGATTCATGTATCCAGTATATCCAACACAGTACGAGACACAGTACTGCATAATGTCCAGATGGGCAGGAATCTTTGCACCTATGGCATCAGCTGTCAAGGTATACAAGGGATTCGGCATAAACGCATAACATTAGTTATCCATGGCTTAGTTCTTCATGACTTTGCTTGTATTATTCCTTTAGGGACTAGCGATAGTCCCTTTTTTCTTGCGATATTAATAGCTATATAAATATCGCCAAATGCATTACAATGCGTTACAATGATAATAGATTCACCAATCTTAAGGAGTTGTATATGAAATTCGTTATGAACAATGACATAACATCATTCAAGGTAAGGGGATGCGACAAGGAGTTCGTATCTGGCAGGGCAACGATATTGGAGAATGCGGAGTTTGATGCATTGAGAAAGAACTCGGCTATGTTCAGGGATTACTTGGACAAAGGCAAGCTTGTTGTGGCAGACGAGATGCGAGCGGACTGGCTTCCCTTGGAGGAACAGCTTACAGAGGCAAACAAGATGAACAACAAGCTGGTATCCGAGAACAGACAGCTCAACGACAAGGTAGCCTCCTTGGACAAGGAAGTGAAAAGGCTGATGAAGAAGCTCAAAGAGCAGACGGAAGCATTAAAGGGAAACTGATATGGGACGCATTGAAGTAGGACGATGGGCTGGTGTTATTGGTAGTGATGGCGGGATTAACTACCAGCCTGTGGATTTTAGCCAGACTGCAACGTTTTCAGTTACAGCCCGCTTAGTAATAAAGCGTGACGGCGTCGAGCTTTTCAACTCAGAGCTGACGCAATCAGAGAAGTATGCTATATACGGGCTATATCTTGCATATGACGGTAACAGCAGTATAGCACTAATGGTTCTACCGTACTTCACTTTAGATGCAAGCGGTACTCCTGTGGCTGGCTCATTTAAACCAAATGGCATTTGTTTTAGTTTAGGAGTTCCCACTGACTCTGGATATTCAGGGGCAAATGCAGAGATTGTATTCTTTGATGAAGAGATTGCACAGCCTATAAAATTGCAAGAAAAGAGCGTGACTGTTGCGGATGATACAGTTATCCTCCCAGACGATGGCTATGACGGCATGTCTAGTGTAGCTATCACACTTGAAAACGGCAAAACGCCAGAGGCTTTCTCTATAGACAGCTATACGCCAGACGATTTCCCATACAAGAGTGCTTTCACAATAGACTGGACTTCCGCTATAGCTCTCTCATGCTTTGACAATGCAAAGGATTTCGTGGAGACCTATTTCTATGGTGTGCTTTATGACTTGATACCAAGGATAAATGTTCCAGAGAATATTGTGATAAGAAAGCAGAAGCTGTTCTTGGCGAATGCATTGGCATGGTATATGACGGATTTCTTTGGGACAACCATGGGAGCAACCGCACCTACAACAGGTCTGTTGCCTATATCGCAAAAGAACATAGGCGGTGTATTCATCGGGTTTGCTAAGACCGAGTCACAGCAAGCCATCAAGGCTCTTGAGTCCAACCAGTTTGGTGTCATGTGCCTTAACCTATTCTACTCATGCAAGGAGAGATACGCATTGTATCAGTAAGAGATGCCAAGCCTAACAGATAGCCAAGTAGCCACAATGAACAAAGCATACATGAAAGAGCTCAACAAGATGATGAAGAAAGCAACAGTAAAGCGTGATGTCGGTGTTGGGTTCGACAATCAAATCCATATTGGAGAGCCTGAGCATGGTGCACATCCCATGCCTTGTGCAAGGCTTGCGGAGATATTGAATTATGGTTCTTACGAGGAGAGAAGAAATGAAGATGGAGTTGTAATTGAAGTAAATTTCATTCCTCCACGTCCTTTCATGTCATATTGGATAAACAACACAAGAGGCGTAAACAGGCTTGTAGACTATGCGAGGAAGAACTATTTCAAGTTCAACTACAAGGAGGCTGGCAAGATAATGGAGAAGTACATCAAGCAGACGGTCTATGTGGGAATGAACTTCACCCCAAATGCTTGGAAAACTATCAAAATCAAGAAATCTGCCAGACCGCTTATTGATACCAATGAGCTTATGGATAAGATGAAGATTGTAGAGGTGGTGCATTGATATGAGCGGTATATATGGTTCTATGCTTAGCTACTTTCCAGAGCTATTCAGGATTTACGAGATTCATCCTATGTACAAGTCCCCAAATGGAGGGATGAGCGTTGATACAGACCCAGAGCATACCTTTGAGACAATCAATGGCATCCTATTGGATGGGGCAGGAAAAGGCGGATGGTCTATTAGGTCTTTCAACTTCAAGAAGTACGACAACAGGCTTGTGTTCTATGGCGAAAAGGAGTTCTGGTCATACAGGAACCTTGATGACTACCTCCCTAAGGATACAGATTACGACAAGCCTTGTGCATATGCTATCAAGGATACCCATACATCGGCAGGCAAGGTCTACTACTGCCAGATTATGAGCAAGGTATCATGGGGCATGGAGGGAGATTTCTACAGATACATCATATCGATAATAGGAGGAAACGATGCCATTAACAAACAAGACGCTTCAGCAAGTGATTTCGCAAGTTTTCTTTCCTAAGGCAAAGGGCAAAAAGGTATTTGTCTGGGGGGATGTGGATACATCGCAACGCTCCGTATTGGATTCTGGCACAGTATGCTATGTATCGATAGAGACCATGTCCAACTTCACGTTGCCTAGGTTCGACAATGGAGTGTACCGAAAGGATTGCCAAGCCATAGTAGCATTGCGGTTCGCAGGCGTTGATGCGTTCACCTATGCAGAGCAGGCACAGTTCCTGCTGTTCAACAGAAAGGCACAAGAGCTGTTCAGGGACGAGGGGTGCGAGATACTAGGGGCAACCAGCACATCCGCAGAGCCTTTTCTGTTTGGGGACAACAATATAGCAACAAGCGCAAACGTAAGGATAAAGCTTAACTACACAATGGTGATAGACCCATCCCAGTCCAAGCTTAACCATGCGATTATAGACGGAGGCATTAAGGTTGAAACACCATCAAGATAAAGATAATATTATGTATAAGATATTTGTTTCCTATTTAGGGAATTAAAGGAGATACAGATATATGGCAGAATACAAAAACTCCATAGCACAAGATAGGGTGCAATTCCCTATAGAGACAATCATCCGCCCACAATCTGGCGAGCAGTTCTCAAAGGTGGCTATCTATATCGATAGTACGGATGTTGCCACATACCTTGGAAAGGAAGTCCAAGCAGGTGGCATGACAACTATTCTTTCGTCAAACTATGCAAGCGAGACAAAAGGTGCTCTTCTTAACCACCTTGCTCTTTTCTTTGCATCCGCTACAACTGGTGTTGTATACGTGGTTGTGGCACAAGCGGACGATGAGGATTTGTCTAAAACATTCGCATCCACAAAGGAGATGGCATACTTCAAGACAGCTCTTTCCGAGACAAAGATGGTGGCAATGAACACAGCTATCGCAAAGCTTTGCGGTGCAAGCGTTGAGGATTCACAGCATTTCGTTACAGTAGCAGACGCTATCACTGGTGGTGCTCTTCCTGCTGATTCGCTTTCAAAGGCTCTTGTCGATGCAAAGTATCCATCTTTCGTCAAATACCATCCGTCAGAGGATATCGCTATCGCACAGATAGGAAAGACGATTTCCACAACCAATGGCTCGGGCACTCCTGTTGGCAACTCGCTTGATATGATAGCGATGACAAACATAACAGCATCTGGCACAGGCGAAGCCAATCTGTCTACTGATTCAAAGAGCAATCTTGACAAGATAAGGGTTGGATATGCAACATCTGTAAGCGGTTCTTCAACATCTGTAGCTATCGAGGGCTCTATGGACTTGGCTGGCAACTCGGTAGGTGCGAAATGGATGAAAGCATATATATCATACATGTGCAGAATCGAGACAGCGGGCTTCATAACACAGGGCAACATATTCAACAACTCGACATCCTACACGACAATATGCGCAATCCTTAGAGGTCAGGTATCCTCATTCGAGCAGATTGGCAGGCTAAAGGATGTGTACTACAACTTCCCGTCCTATGCTGAGGCTGTAAAGGCTAACTACATATTCGGCGATACCATCAACATACCTACTGCATGGGAAGCAACATATGTGGACAATGTAAGGGAAGTCAGAATCTATGGTACTCTCTATGTAGAGCAACCAACAAGGTAAAAGGTAAAGGAGATAAAAGATGGCTCAATCCACAACAATAAACAGTGGCTCGGTAGTAGTCACAATGAAGTTCCCTCTATACAGAGGAGGAGCGACAATCCCAGTAAGCGGTATCCTATTGGAGGGTGAAGCTATCACCACATCCCCATTGGTAGACCAGTCAGCAAGAGTTGCGACAGTCAATGGCGGTTCTATAGTGAACATCAACTCCAACGGTGCTGGAACAGGTACAATGACTGTTGTCTATGATGACAGCTTCAACAACGCTTGGAAGATTGCATCGGAGATTGCATACTCAAAGAATGGCGAGAACCTCCAAGGTGGCATAATCACAGTAACCATGGAGTACAACGGACAGCCTAGGACAATCCAGTACATAGATTGCGTATGGCAGAATGTCCCTATCTTCTCTCTCAACCCTATGTCGCCATCATCCGTATCGCTGTCTTTCAACTTTGCAGACCATACGACAATAGGTGCTGAGGTTACAGCATAATAGACCTAACAGGCATAGTATAGCTAAACAACATATTGGGGAGCTAACCTCCCCTTTTTAAAAAGGATGTGCATATGATACTTAACGAGGAAAATTACAAGGAAGATGTAGAGGTTATCGGACAGGCTTTCGATGACAATGCATACTCGCCATCGGACTTCTCCATCGATATAGACGGAGATGTGAGCATAAAGGTTCTGGACAAGGTCAGGATACTCTCAAGGCTAAGCGAGTTCATAGAATCCAACGAAGCTGAGTTCGAGATGGGGCTGGAGCTTGTCAAGAAGTACCTCAACGGCAAGCAAATCAGGTTCTACCTCAACGGCAAGGAGATAGGGAACATAGTGTACGACAGCAAGGTTGATTTCGATATCTATCCAGTGTTTGTCGAGTATCCTATCCTATTGAAAGTCCTATGCTCTAGGATGCTTGGATATGCATCAAAAAATTCGATAGGCTGTTTAGTAAACGAGAAGTGCAAACCAGCCCAGAAGACGCAAGAAGCGTAAGCACATTCAAGCTTGTGAACAAGGGACGCATGAAAGAGTTGCTGTTCCTTTACTACAGCTGGTGCAAATACTTCTCGAGAGAGCCTCGCGATGATGATGACTTCATCGATGGGCTGATGTTCATGGAAGTATCGCATGACTTGGAGGAGGATTCCTACAAGAGAGTGATGCAAAGACATGCTAGAACAACTAGAACAAGATGAAAGATGAATTGGAGATAGGTTATGGCAGAAGAGGGATTCTATGTATATGCTAGGTTCAGGGAGACTGGTGCTGACAAGGTTATCTCAAAGCTCAAGCAGGTAAATGACCTAGTTACCAAGATAAACCATCGCAAGATAAAGATTCATGTAGATGACAAGTCCATTGATAATATCGCAGAGAAGATACAGAGGAAGCTGGATACATACAAGTTCACAATCAACATAAACGGAGTGAACATGTCCAAATCCACGGTTACAGGCTCTGCTGGTTCTGGC